TTTATTCAATAAATAATATGGCAAGACCAAAGAAAGAAATAACCGAAAGTGAAGAGCCCCAATCAAACGACAAGCTTAGGGTTCTAGATAGCATCTTAAAGACTAATAAAGATCACCATTACGCTTACGATAATAATATTGATTATGTTGTAAGTAGTGGTAGCCTAACTCTTGATATTGAGATGGGCGGAGGCATTCATCCTGGCATCGTTCGCTCCTCTGGAATTACCGAGGGCGGGAAGACAAGCAATGCCTTGTCATTTGCTCGCAACTTCCAAGCTCTGCATCCTGAAAAAGGCTGCATTATTTATATCAAGTCAGAAGGCCGTCTTAGCGAGAATATGGTTTCCCGTTCTGGCGTAAACACTGATCCTAGCAAGTGGCGCGTAATTCCTACAAATGATTACGAGTTTGTGACGGATACCATGCGAGAACTTATCAAGAACAATGATGATGGAAATATTTATTTCTTCATAATTGATAGCTTGGATGCGTTGGTTCCAAGAAACGACTTGGCAAAATCAGCAACTGAGGCCAATAAGACCGCTGGAGCGGCATTGCTTACGGCTGATCTTCTTCGTAAGATGGCGGCGGCATTCTCTTCCAGAGGTCATATTTGCTTTCTTATCTCTCAGGTAAGGTCTTCCATCAAGATCAATCCTTATGAAAAGGGCGATCCCAAGGTTACCAATGCAAGCGGCGGAAACGCTGCCTTGCACTATTCAGATTGGATCTTAGAATTCCAACAACGCTGGAATAAAGATTTTATTTATGCTAATGCCAAAGGCGAGGGTAATCCTGTGGGCCATTGGTGTAAGATTGTCTTTAAGAAGACTCCTAACGAAAAATCTGGTAGAGAAGTACGATACCCAATTAAATATGGCAGAACCAATGGTTCAAGCGTTTGGATTGAGTATGAGATTGTTGACCAGCTTCTAGCTTGGGAGTTCGCTCACGCCAAGGGCGCTTGGATTACCATCACTGACGAGCTAATTAAAGAACTAGCTGACAACAATCTTGAGTTTCCAAAGCAGCATCAGGGAGAAGCTAATCTAAAGAACTTCTTGGAAGAGCATTCCGATATTACTAAGTATCTATTTAATAAGTTTATTAGTGTGCTCAAGAAATGAAACTCTTTAATATATATGGTAAAATTGTAAATAAGAATGTCTCTGAATATCTTATTGATTGGGATGCCAGTTCTCGTTCTAAAATACAATTTAAAACCAAGCAATTCCTTAAGAATTATTGGAAGAACCATATAGTCTACGAAGAATTTCCCGTCTTTGGATCTCTGTTGAAAGTTGACATTATCAATGCAACACGCAAGATTGCTGTGGAAGTTCATGGTCCGCAGCACTCTTCTTACAACAAATTCTTTCATGGCGAATCTAGATTGAATTATCTTAAATCAATCAAAAGAGATGTCGCAAAAGAAAATTGGCTTACCTTGAACAAATTTGTCCTGATTGAAATATATCATGACGAAGTAGACTCCTTGAACGCAAGCTTCTTTAAAGAAAAACATAATATCACTCTCTGATGTCGATCTACTCCTTACAACTAGAAAAATATCTCCTATCTGCCCTAATTAAGCATCAAGACGCTTTTGCAGATATAGAGAGCTTTATTACCGAAAATGATTTCGTCAATGATGTTCATTATACAATCTTTTGTGTGTATAAGGACACATACAACAAGGGCGAGACTATTGATAAAGTTCTAATAGCCCAGAAAGCAAAAAATCTCGGCATCACATTTAAAGATCAATCTGTTGATGTATTTAATTATGTTAATAGCATTTGTCTTATCCCAACAACAAAGGGAGGATTGATTGATTCCGCTAAAGAGCTTCTTAAGTTTAGGGTAAGAAGAGAGCTAGAGGAGACTGGCGAGGAGATTAAGAAGTTCGCGCATTCTTGTGCCGAAAAAGAACTTGAGGAGATCATTACTGAAAGCGATCAGATCTACAATAAAAATATATCTCCATATACTCATAATAGTAATAAGCCAGAAGACATCACCTCAAATACAATCGAATTAATTGAGGAGCGAGGAAATAATCCAATTAAAGAAACTGGTCTTGAAACTCCATACCCCAACTTCAACAGATTGTATGGCGGCGTAAGACCCGGAAATCTATATGCTTGGGTTAGCCGACCAAAGCATGGTAAATCTACAATCTTGAATGATTTGGCTATCAAGACTACAACTATTAATCCTGGTTGTAAAGCTCTTGTTCTTGACACCGAAATGTCTACTCAAGATATGAAGTTTCGAGTTGCTTCTTCTATAACTCAAATTCCCGTTTGGTATCTAGAAACTGGCAACTGGAAAAAAAGCCCAAATTTATACAAACTTTTCCAAGAAAAGAAAAGTGAAATCTTAAAGATCCAAAACCAAGTAGATCACGTTCAGGTTTCTGGAAAGCCAATCCATGAAGTCATATCTATTATCAAGAGATGGTACTTCGCGAAGGTAGGTCGCGGCAATCCATGCGTTGTTATTTATGATTACATTAAGCTCACTGGAGAGTCTGATAAGAATAAGCAAGAGTATCAATTGATTGGAGATAAGGTAAACTCTTTGAAAGAGCTATGCTCAGAACTTAATATTCCAATTCTAACAGCTTGTCAATTAAACCGCAGCGCAGAGAACGGAGTTGACGATAGTAGTGCTATTTCTCAATCTGACCGCTTGCAATGGTTCGCTTCATTTGTAGCCATCTTTCGTAGAAAAACTGTAGAGGAGATTGCTGACGATGGAGAAGAGTTTGGCTCCCATAAACTTATTCCTCTTGCAACAAGATTCCAAGGCAAAGATTCCGCTGGTCATCACGATCTAGTTAGAATCAAAGAAGGCAAGAAAATAAAATATGCCCCAAATTATGTAAGCTTCAATATTCAGAACTTCAATGTAGAAGAGAAGGGAACTCTAGAAGATATTATTTCTGCTAGAGCTTTGCGACCTGAGTTGGATGATTCTGGAGATGGTGAAATTCTATGAACGACTGCGAATCTGTTAGGAGGATTCTTCAAGACATTGGGTATGTATTAACGGATAATGGTAGAGAGTTTAGAGCTAAACCTCTTTATCGAGATTCCGATAACGATAGCGTACTCAGAATATGGAAGAATTCTGGGCAATGGGTAGACTTTAAAGAAAACAAGAGCGGCTCTTTAGAAGAGCTTATTCGGCTTACTTTAAAGTTAAAGTCCATAGAAGAAGCCAAACAATGGATAGGCACTAAAGGCATTTCAATAAGCAATGAGGAAATTGAGAAGCCCAGAGCCATCACAAAACAGATTCAGTATTTTGAAAAGTCTCTACTGCTTAAGCTTACAAAAAATGACGACTACTGGAATAATAGAGGCATCTCATCTTCCACCTTAGCGCCATTTAATGGCGGAGTCGCCACCACTGGCAAGATGTACAATAGATACACATTCCCAGTTTTTGACAACAAAGATAATATCATAGGCTTTTCAGGAAGAGATGTCGCTCCCCTTTCCCTAGAGGGGCGTCCAAAATGGAAACATATTGGAGACAAGAAAGAGTGGGTTTATCCTTTAAAAGTTAATCTTGAAGACATCAAAAAATGTAAAAAGATAATTCTTCTAGAAAGTATTGGAGATATGCTTGCTCTTAGAGAGAATGGCATTAATAACTCTATAGTTACATTTGGACTTAATGTATCGGCAAAAATTATCTATAGCTTGATAGCCCTAAATCCAGACAAAATAGTTATTGCCTTCAACAATGACTCTGGCAATAATGGAGCAGGAAATGAAGCTGCTATATCTGCAAAGAATAAGCTTCTTAATTATTTTGATCGCAATCAGATTTCCATTAATCTTCCTGTAGGAGCAAAAGATTTTGGAGATTTAAATTTGTCTGATAAGAATAAAATACAAGAGTGGTATAAAACAACATGAGCACGACCAAAGAAAAAGTAAAGCTTAGCGCAAGCAAAATCAAGACTATTGAAAGCTGTAGCTGGCTGTACTACTCCAAATATATTCTTAAGTATCCTGATATTTCTAATTCTGGAGCTTCAAGAGGAACTATCTGTCATTTAATTTTTGAGCTTCTTCTCACCGATAGGCACAAGAAGTATTTTGAAGACTTATGTTCTGGAAAAGCTGGAGTAATAAAAAATCCGGCAATCCATAGACTCATCCTAAAAAATGCCAAAAAATTAAAAGTAGATGATGAAGAAAATCTAGATCTAATCTACAACATGATTCAGACAGGCTTGCAAAGCGACTTCTTTTGTCAAGGAGCACTTTTAGTTGAAGCTGAATCTGAGTTTAAACTAGAGGAAGAGAATTACATCATTAATGGCTTTATTGACAAGCTCGCCAAGTTTGGAGATGACAATTATAAAATTTACGACTATAAGTCTAGTAAAGGAAAATTCTCTAAGGAAGAGATAGATTTTAACCTTCAGAACTTGATGTATTCTTTGGCGATTTTCAAAACCAAAAAGCATATTCCTGACGTTTGCTTTATCTTTCTAAAGTTTAAGAAACAGCCTCTTCAAGAGGCCCCAAAACCCACAGAAGAGCAACTTAATGGATTCAAAGAGTATCTATCTTATGTGGCTGGATATATTTCTGAATTTGACGAGAAGAAATCTATTGAAAATCTAGCTGCTAGTTCTCCGAAAAAGAAATGGATGTGCGGAAGCGATGTTCAGGGTAAATGGATTTGCCCATCTAGGCTTCCAGCCAGCTATTACATGGGCTACGATAAAAATGATAAATTTATCAAGTCTTCTTTAAATAGAGAGTCCTTATTCGAAGATAAAAACATAGCTCTAATAAATAAAGTAGATTATAAGGGCTGCCCATTCTGGCGTAAAGATGATCCAACTTTTTGATTGACTTCTCTTTCGGATGAAGCATGATAGCGTATGGAGTATTCAGCCATACCGCTTTTTAAATCTCATTATAGCCTTGGCAAGTCCATCTTGACGCTTGCTAAGGCTGGCTCAAGCGAGGCTGATGAGCCAAGCTCAATAATAGACATAGCAAAAAAGCTGAATCTAGAGAATCTACATCTAGTAGATGATTCCATCTCAGGGTTTCTAGAAGCTTATAAGTCTTGTGAAGATGCCAAATTGAATTTAAGATTTGGTCTTCGTTTAACTGTCTGCGACGACATAGACAACAAGACGGCCGAATCAAGAGAAAAAGAACACAAGGTTATAATATACATCTTGAATACTGATGGCTATTATGATCTCATCAAGATTTCTACCCTTGCAAGCATTCAGGGCTTTTATTATTATCCAAGAATAGATTGCAAAAATTTAAAGAAGCTATGGAATGATAAAAATTTGCACCTTTGCGTTCCATTTTATGACTCTTATGTTTTTAAGAATAATTTAAGCTATAGTATATGTGTGCCTGATTTCAGCTTTTGCAATCCAACTTATTTTGTAGAAGATAATAATCTGCCCTTTGATGAAATTCTTAAATCGAAAGTCAAAGAAATCACCACAGATAAACAGCCAGCAGTCAAAACACAGTCTATATATTATGAAAATAAAGAAGACTTCTTGGCTTACCTTACCTTCCGATGCATCTCGGAGAGAACGACGCTAAACAAACCTAACCTAGAACACTGCTCTTCAAACGAATTTTGCGCCGAATCATTCAAGGAAAAATATGGAAAATGAACTACTGAGATTTGATAAGTCTAAAAAGCTTGTCTTTATCGATTGCGAGACTTTAAATCTTTGTCTTAACTTCTGCCAGAATCTTCCTTGGCAGATTGCAATGTTGAATACTGTCGGTGGTAAAAAAATTGACGAGCGAGATTTCTTGATTAAATGGGAAACTAATCTTAAGATATCAGAAGATGCCAGACGAATCACAAGATACCCTGAACAACTTATCCAAACAACTGGCAAGAAATTTGACGATATCTTTGATACTGTTAGGGATTGGCTTGACTCTGCTGACTACATTGTTGGTCACAATATTCTTGGCTTCGATCTCTACCTTATAAAAGAGATGTATTCACTCAAAGGATTGCGAGCAAGTCATTTAGTTAATAAAATACTAGACACTAATTGCTTGGCTAAAGGAATTAAATATGGAATCCCTAAGATGCCAAAAGAGTCTTTAATTGAATACCAGTATAAGCTTTTGCATACCTATAAAAAAGGAATCAAAACTAATTTAACTGCTCTTGGTAAAGACTACAGCATTGATCATGATTACGACAATCTTCACAATGCTATCATAGACTTAGAACTTAACCTTAAGGTTTGGAATAAAATTAAATTTCAAGTGGAAATATGAAAGACTTTAATTCTCTTTTCTCAAATATGAAGCTGCCATTGTATGGCGTAAGACTTCCTGAATTCAATATCGAGAGCCGCTTGAAGAAGCAGTATGGCCTTAAAGAGGACTCTTCTAACTATGATTTTTTGATGCAGGTGTGCAGAGCAAACTTCAAGAAGCTTAAAATTGCAAAAGAGGATTTCCCAAAATATTCGGAAAGAGTAAAATATGAACTTGAGACCATTAAAGAACTTGGATTTCTTGACTATATTCTTTTGGTTTGGACTGTTATTAACTACTGTAACGAAAATTCCATACCTGTCGGTCTTGGGCGCGGTTCTGCTGCTGGTAGTCTTATTCTTTATTTGTTGGGAGTTACTAAAGTAGACCCAATTAAGTACGAACTATTCTTCGAGCGCTTTATCTCCAAGATCCGAGCTAAGAAGCAAGTAGTTGACGGCATCACTTATCTTGATGGATCTTTGATGTGCGACGTAGATATTGATATCTGCTATTATAATCGGCCAAAGGTTATTAAATTTTTGGAGCAGTTGTTCGCAGGAAGAACATCTAAGATTCTTACTTTGACAACTTTGAGCGGCAAATTGCTGATCAAAGAGTGCGGAAAGATCATTGATGAAAAGCCTGAAACAGAAATGAATGATGTTAGCTCTTTGATTCCAAAGACTTTCGGTCAGGTCATGGATCTTAAAGAGGCTTATGGCGAAGTTGAGCAGCTTAAGAATTGGTGCGACGAAAATCCAAGATCCTATAAAACGGCTCTAAAGCTCAGAAATCTAA